GCATCCAAGGACTATCACATCGCCGCCTGCCGCATCGATGGCGGGCTGGATCGGTTCAAGTCCTTTATCGCCAGCGCCCCTGTGGTTGCCCCGCCCTCTGGGCTGGATGGCAAGACGCCAAATGGCGCGGAAGAAACCGGGGCCGCTTTGTCTGCCGAAGATTTGGCGATCTGCCGCGCCTTTGGCACCGACCCCGCCTCTGTTGCAAAATTCAAGAAGAAGGACAGCTAAACTATGCCAGTGATTACAAGTGCCCTATTGAACTCGCTGCGCACTGTGGTGCGCCACGAGTTTAGCGACGCCTACACGGCGATGCAGCCTGACAGCTTTTGGAATACGGTCGCCATGCTGGTGCCGTCTTCCACCGCGTCCAACACCTATGATTGGCTGGGCGACTTCCCCAACCTGCGCGAATGGGTGGGCGACCGTGTCATCAAAGACATGAAGGAAAACGCCTACCAGATCAGCAATCGGCTGTTTGAAGGCACTGTAGGTATCCCGCGCACGTCGATTGAAGACGACCAAATTCAATCGCTAAAACCTCTCATTCGCCATATGGCCGAGTCCGCCAAGCGCCACCCAGACATCATGATTGCCGAACTGATCAAGAACGGGCATACGGCCGCCTGCTATGACGGGCAGTATTTCTTTGACACCGATCACCCGGTCGCCGCCAATACCGATGGCACGGGCGCGGTGACATCAGTGTCGAACGTTCAAGTGGGGGCGGGCGCGCCTTGGTATCTGATCGACGCAAGCGCCCAGATGAAACCCTTCATCTTTCAGGAACGCACCAAGCCTGAATTTGATACGATGGAAGGCACCAAGGACAATGATGCGGTCTTTATCAAAGACCAGTATCTGTATGGCATCCGCTATCGCTGCAACGCGGGCTATGGCTTTTGGCAAAAGGCGTATAAATCGCAGGCCGCGCTGAACGGCGACAATCTGGATGCGGCCATTGCGGCAATGATGTCGGTCAAGGGCGATGGGGGCAAGCCACTGGGCATTCGTGCCACCCATCTGTTGGTGCCGCCATCTCTTCGCGCCTCGGCCAATAAAACGGTCAAGGTCATGCTGGGCGAAGGCGGGGCATCGAACGCCAACTATAACGCTGTCGAGGTGATCGTCACCTCACATCTGGCATAAGGGGGCAGTCATGACCAAACAGCTATATCTTATCCAAGCTGCGGCAAGTGCAGTGGACGGGACGTTCCGCCGCCTTGGCCGCAGCTTTAGCGCGGCGGGCAGCGTGGTGAACCGCGCAGATTTCAGCGATGCGGACTGGGCGATTTTGGAGGGGGAAAAGTCCCTGAAAATTACTCCTGCCGCCGATGACGGTGCTGCCACTGCGGCAGGCCAAGTGGCGGACGAGGCCCTACGCGCCTTGGTCAAAGAGGCCCTTGGCAAACTGGACCCCGCCGAATTTGGCGAGGGCGGTGTGCCAAGCGCCAATGCCGTGCGCCGCGTTCTGCCAACCAACACCAAAGGCGTGACTGCGTCTTTGGTGACCGAGGTTTGGGCCAGCTTGCAACCGCCGCCCGCTGCCTGATCGCCTGCCCATTTATCCCAAAACGCTGGCCCAGCACCGCTTGGGCTGGCGTCTTTACACCAAGGTTCTCCTATGCCCTATGCGGATCAGTCAGACATTGTTGCGATCTATGGCCAGAACGCCTTGGTTGTGGCCGATCATGACCGCGACGGTGTGCCCGATGCGGCGGCCGTCACCCGCGCGCTAGAGGCAGCAACGGGCGAGATTGATACCTATCTGGCCGCGCGCTATCCGTTGCCTTTGCACGAAGTGCCCGCCTTTCTGAAACAACTGGCCGTCGATATCGCGCTGTATCGTTTGGCGCTGACGGCGGATGTGGCCACGACCGAACATCGCACCCGCTATGAAGATGCCCTTGGCCACTTAAAGAAAATCGGCGAGGGGCGCGCGGCGCTGGCCTTTACCACGCCCGTGCCTGCCCCCAGCCCCGATGCGGGCGCGTTTGACCGCCCACAGCCCATTGTCCAGGGCGGACCGCCCAAACTATTCACCCGCGATCAGATGAGGGATTTGTGATGGTCGGGGTTGTTCTTGATACCCAGCTTGACAGCACCGCCGCCGAGGCTGCCCTTGCGCGGCTGTCGCCTGAACTGCTGGCCCAAATGTCGGACGAGATTGGCGGGCTGGTCGCCGCCCAAACCATGCGTCGCATTGCAGAAGACAAGACTGCGCCAGACGGCACCCCATGGGCACCATGGTCGGCCCGCTATGAGGCGCGCATCAAAAACCGCCAGCGCGGCAGGAATCGGTCTTTGCTGGTGGGCGCTGAGGGGAATTTGCAAAGCGGTATCCACCATTTGATTACGGGAACCGATATTAAGGTTGGCAGCGTGGAAGAATACGCAGCCGTGCATCAGTTTGGCAGCGCAGACGGGCGGGGTATCCCCGCGCGCCCCTATCTGGGCCTATCCATTGCAGATCGGACCGAGATTGAAGATCTGATCGTCACCCGTGTGGAAGAGGTGCTGTTATGACGGCGCTAGTCCTATCCACCCTGCCAGACATTATTGCCGCGCAGATCCACACGGCGCTGCCAGCCCTTACCACGTGCAAGGGGATTGTCGGGCGGCTGGATGTGGAAGACATTGCGGCCAAGGGCTGGAAGACGCCCGCCGTGCTGGTCAGCCGTTTGCGGCTGGATCAGCAGCGCCCGCAGTCGGGGCCGCATTATGTTTACCGGGTGTTCATGGCCGCATTCGTGTTGACCAAGGACGAGCTGGGGCTGCTGCGCGATGTGGCGGCCACCAACATTGCCCAGGTGATTTTGCAGCTGCTGCCTGATGTGCGATGGGACCGCGCCGATATCGGCCCTGCCGAGAGGATTTCAGAAGAACCGATTGTGACAGCCGCCATCCGAAAGATGGGCGTCGCCCTGACCGCCATCACTTGGGAGCAGGATATATCCCTGACCCCCTTGCCAGACGAGGTTTACATCGCCCCCGAACTTTATATGCGCGCGCATCTGAATGGAGTTGAAACGGAAGAGGCCCAAATCACAGGGGGCGCGCCATGACCTTTGCCGCAGCCGAAGCTGATCGCCAAATTGGGGCTATGGTGAACGTCGGCACGATCACCGCCATTGATGTGGGAACGGGCCGCGCCCGGGTGCGGATGGGCGATTTGGACACCGCCATGATCCCTGTCATGCAATTGCGGTCGGGTGCCATTCGCATGACATGGATGCCCTCTTTGGGCGAACAGGTTTCTGTTCTGGCCCCGTCGGGCGATATGGCGCGGGCCTTTGTGATGGGCAGCCTGCCTATTTCGGGCAATGCCGTGGCCCCCAGTGCGGGCGAGCCTACGATGGATTTGGGCGGCGGCACCTTGCGGGTGATTGGCGATTTGTTTGTGGACGGGTCTATCCATGTGACGGGCGGGATCGTGGTAGACGCAGATGTTCAAGCCAGCGGTATCAGCCTGATCCAACATATCCACCCCGAAAGCGTGGGTTCTGTGACAGGTGCGCCCCAATGAAATCTTATATGACCAAAATCGACGGTTGGGTTGCGGGTCAGCGGGTCGCCAAAGGCGATTTGGTTGTGCTGACTGACGCGCAGGCCCAATACGAACCTGTCACTCCTGTTCAAATGCCCGCCATGACACCCCGCGTCATGGTGGCAGTAACGCCCCCTTCAACGGGCCTTAAACCGCCCAGCAAAGTACCGAGGAAGGCATGATCGGCACCTCTCGCTCCACTGGCACCGTTCTTGGGGATGAGGCGCGGCTGGCGCAATCCATCGGTGATATCCTGTCCACGCCCAAAGGTAGCCGTGTGATGCGCCGCGACTATGGGTCTGATCTGCCCTTGCTGATTGACCAGCCGATGAATGGCGAAACCGTGGTGGATATCTTTGTGGCCACCGCCGAGGCGATTGATCGCTGGGAGCCAGAGTTTCAGCTGACCCGCGTCGAGATTGCCACAGCCCGCGCAGGCCATATGGAACTGCGCCTGACTGGCGATGTTGGGGCTATCAATGTGGAGGTGGGCGCATGAGTCAAATCACTGCAGTCGATCTGTCGCGCCTTGCAACGCCCGATGCGGTCGAGGTTCTAAGTTACGAGGCGATCCTTGCCGCCATGATCGCAGATCTGGCCGTGCGCGCGCCAGAGCTGGCCGCTGCTTTGGCTATCGAGAGCGACCCTTTGGTTAAGGTAAAGCAGGCAGATGCCTACCGCGAGATGCTTTGGCGCGCGCGGATTAATGATGCGGTGCGCGCAACTATGCTGGCCACGGCTTTGGGCGGCGATCTGGATAATCTCGCGGCGCTGTTTGGGGTCCAGCGGTTCGTGATTACCCCTGCCGATCCTGCCGCCATTCCGCCTGTCGCAGCGGTGCTGGAAGGCGACGATGCCCTGCGCCTGCGCACGCAACTGGCGCTGGAAGGGTTCAGCACGGCAGGGCCGCGCGCCGCCTATGAATACCATGCCCGCAGCGCTGATGCGCGCGTCATTGATGCCCGTATCGACAGCCCAGAGCCGGGTTTTGTGCGCGTGGTGCTTTTGTCTGGCGAAGGGAACGGGCAGGCAAGCAGCGGACTGATAGGTGCAGTTACGACCGCGCTGAATGCCGAGGATGTGCGCCCCCTTTGTGATACCGTCTTGGTGCAATCCGCGCAGATCGTGCCCTTTGCCATCGATGCCCGCCTGACCCTGCTGCAAGGGCCTGATGTCAACGTGATCTTGGCCGAGGCGCAGGCGGAACTGGGGCGGTATCTGGCCAGCATTCGCGGTGTGGGCCGCGCGGTGCGGCTTTCGGGCATCTATGCGGCGCTGAACCGCACGGGCGTGGAAAACGTCACCCTGATTTCGCCAACTGCCGATATCGTGGTGGCTGGCACAGAAGCCGCCTATTGCACCGCCGCAGTGGTGCAGATTGCGGGTAGCCCATGACGCAAATCAGCATCCTGCCGCCCAATTCCACGCCGCTGGAACGCGCGCTAGAGGCAACCTTTGCCGCCCGCCTTGACGCCTTGCCCTTGCCCGTGGGCCATATGATGAACCCCGCCACCTGCCCCGCCGCGTTTCTGCCGTGGTTGGCATGGGCTTTGTCGGTCGATGATTGGTCATCAGACTGGACAGAGGAAACCCAGCGCGCAGCAATCAAAGCATCTGTTGGGGTGCATCGGCGCAAGGGCACTGTTGGCGCGCTGAAAGCGGCTATCGCAGCGGCGGGTTATGGCGATGTCGAAGTGATCGAACGATACGGGGTGGTGCGCCGTGATGGGTCGCGGCGGTATAACGGCGGCAATGATAACTATGCACTCGGCGCCACTGATTTTTCGGATACAGCGTTTTGGGCGGGTGGCGTGCAGGGTGGTGTCACTACCACAATCATAGGGACTGGTCTTGCACTTGATGGAACGCCATATGTGGATGTTTCCTTTTCGGGCCAAACCACGACAGGTTCAAGTGCCGCAGCATATGTCTTTGCCAAATCCCGAACTCCAGCGGTGCCAGGGCAGACTTGGACCGGATCACTTGAGATTGTTAGGCTGTCTGGCAGTTTAGCGTCAATGCGGGTTGTTGTTGTGGAGGAAACTGCACCAGCTGCTGCTGGAGTATCCGCTGTGGGCAATTCGGTTTCATCGGCAGTGGCCGCAATATCCACCGCGACCAGGGTCATTGCTGCGGGCAGGGATCAGGTGCGCCTTGCCTTGCAATGGGTTGCTCCAAATGGGGTCACGCTGGCAGACACTTTCCGCATATCGGGCCTGCAACTGGAAATTGGATCGGTCCGCACGCAGATTGTGCCATTTGTGTTCACCCACGGCTCGCCCGATCATTGGGCAGAATACCGTATGAACATCGCGCG